CCCTGGTAAAGCGCCAGTCATTCCACGCGAGATGGAGCGAATTTAGGGAAACACGTGCTAGTTAGCAGCGGGCTCTAGTCCTTGCTAGTTTGCAGATGTATACAGTAAATTCTAGCAGTTTACAGGATGCTACCTGGTGCGTTTAACTAATGCACAAAGAAGCTGTGTTATGTTGACAGCATTAACAATGAGGCAGTTAGGTAGTTTAGTATCATATATACTACAATACCACGTGCCTTGAACGATCTCCAGTTCATATGGGTAGCCAGGTCTGCGGCTCTCAGTTCACTACCAATATACTCGAGTGACCAGAGTTATAGCAACCATTTAAAGAGATAACAAACCAAATGCGTCTTGTAACATAGCGTCATAATCTCCATTCATGACGTTCTGAATCTGTTTGCCTCCAAACTTGAAAGAGGCTTTAATACGATCTGCTGCATTTTCACCTGGAAATAAGTTTGAGAGCGGGAAGAGGCCCCTAACAATAACGTCTCGAATTTTGTCCATGTGTTCAGGATTTTCAAATATCATTCCTCCTGTCTCGACGGCATCAAACGTCTGTACAAGTAGGTCCAGGTCTCCTTTGCAGGTTTGGGTATACAAAAGTCGTGAGGCAGTTTGATATTCGTACACTGTAATTATTCGCAAATTGAACACGTTAGTTGTAGTGGGTATTCCAAGATTCGGAAGTGTTGCGTTAAATATGATACCTCCATAATCACGCTTATTGAGTCCTGTTAATGATTCGAAGTTTCTGGATTCGTCCTCCATAGGCATCCAGCAAGCGTAAGCACCTTTGGCAGCGGTACCGCTCATTAACCTTGTTTTAGGCAAGTTTGCTTTAGATAACCCCTCGTACGTGCGTAAGTCAGTGTCAGATCCATCAATCCAATCGTTTAAAACACCCGGAGCAACAGTGGCTGCAACAAGATTACCTCCTTGATATATCTGCGGGGTAATATTTGATAATAATGCAGAACATGCAATCGGTCGAATAGAAGTTGCAAGCCCCTGATCTGACAGATACTCATAGCTAATTGGATCTGTTGTACCACCTACTTGTTGGAGCGTTGGATAAATTGTGCTTCTACCGGTGATTGAGGTAATGGTAAATCCTGAGAACACAAGTAGGGCGGGTAGGTTAGAAGAAGGCAGGGAATGTCCTAACAAGTAGAAGTTTTTAGGGTCCATGTTGATACGATGGGTCATTGATAACACAAGGCTTTGAGGTGATGAGTGGATGTAAGAAGGCCAGTCTCTAGGTGTAAAATTAAAATTTTCGATGCCGGATTGGTATTTATCAATACTTGTAAAAGTTCCATACATACTGTCGAAAGATGTAGTTACAGAAAAGTCGTACCCGATGACATTGAAATTTTCATCGAACTCAGCAAATATAAAGCTAACATTACCTACATTAAGAAGACCAGATTCAATTACTATATGGTATTGGATGTCGTGCCATCCATTAAGTCCTGTAATAAAACCTTTAGGAATAGGAGATTGCGGACCTCCAGCCCATCCAGGACTTCCGTCGATTTTGACTCCCGCAGGGGCAGTCCAACCGTTGGAGTTCGTTACAAGTTTAAAGGATGGATGTGGTGTAGTAGTAGGTTTGTCAGAAATAATGTTTGCAGGTGAAAATTGATTGTAAAAGGTAGCTATATTGGTAATGTCTGCACAATTGTACCGATAAATTTGGGCAATGGTATAAGCTGGCTTGCTGAAAAGTAATTGTCCTGTGCTGTCATTGTATTGAAGGTACTTTGAACTGTCCGAGGGTGTGCTAATGCTTACAGCAGATGAGTATTGAAATTTACCATTTACGATAGCAGGTATGGCGTATTGTTGACTTCCTATTTTTGGTTGTACAAGTATGCTAAGGGACGTTGTAGATGTGTTATTTGGGTCAAATTGGACGGTATAGTTCTCTACAAATCGGTAAAGGCCAGTTGGAGCTGTGAAGGTATCTGGCATACGTGTCTGTACTGATTCTGGATCCATTAACATATGGAGATATTTAAGGTATTTGTAATATTTGTACTTATTTAAATTGGTAGCAGCTTTCGTCTCTTTAATTTTGGTTCTTAACATTGGTACCTGAATGATTGCTCTCTTTGGTTGTTGCGTCTTAGATTTTCGGCGTCTTGGTGCTCTCTTTTTAGGTTGCTGTTTGTTGACCTGTGAGCTCATAGCTTTATGCTATATTGTTTCCCGCGTGAGCCTAAGCAAAGTCTGTTGATAGTACCAAGTCAGCAATTGGCCCTAGTTGCGTGACTATATCTGTACCATCAATAAATCGTCCGCTGAAATCTTTAAGGAAAGAGGAAATTGTGAATGGATGTGTTGAGCTCGTGTACCTATTTGATAATTGATCTAAGTCGGAATTGAATGTAGCGTAATTATCTATTTGTTCCTGCGCCCTTGGTTGTAAATGAATTTCTCCAAACTTCTCGAACCACTTATTTTCATCACCATACGCTAAATGAGCTGATGTTTCATTAAAATTATAATTAGGACGTTCCTTATGAATTAAATATAGTAATGGATTTAGTGGGTATGCACTTAGGGAAGATAAGACAGCATCATGATAGTGCTTGACTATATGGTTAACATTAAGAGAGATGTTTGGATGCTTAATTGCTTTTGCTCCAATAGATTGTGTATATGTAGGTAGGCTGTTGATTTTCATAAACGGTTTCAATATTAGTCCAAGTGTAGGTACCATTCGTTTGTCTGGCAAAAATGTGCACCTGAGAAATGTATGTTGAGTTACATGGGTATAACCTGGGCAGTGGCCTGTAACTCTACCAGCTGATTTGATTGTAACACCAAATTCTTTTTCTACTATGTCTAATATTTCGCCCATCTCTTTAGCGTATTGAGCATAAGTTGTTTTAGTAGATGAGGTGCGTTTTCCTAGCATATCTAATATTATCATCATGATTAGTGTAGCAATTATTGAATTACCTAAGGATGTGTTCCAACCCCCTGAGAGGCGCATTTTTCTTTTGATTATTAATGTGTCTATCTCTAAACGTAATGATCTCTGTGCATTGTCTGTGGATTCCATGTATTCTGCAAGGTTCTTGTTATTTGTCATAATGTCTCTTTCTAATGCTAGTAATATTTCACCTTGACTAGCATCAAATCTCTTGAAATCAAAAGACCATCCTGTGACATATTTGCCATTGTGATATATTTGGATGTCCGAATCATCTCCTCCAACTAATAATATTGCATCACGTTCCATAGCATGAAAATGGTCAAACAACGTTTTGTATAATGTGGCTAGATCAGTTGGAGACTGAGATAATCCTAGTGTTTCATGAATATGTAAGTCATGTTTAGTCTGTCCAAAATTTTGTCTGTATACTGTCAAATTGTCTTCTTTGATGGGTTGTGAATTTAACCATAATTTCTTAAACATATCTCCGTATAATAATCCAAATATTACTCTGGCTTTATTAACATCAGCAACGACTCTAGATGTAAGTCCGGGATATCGTGATTTACTAGATTGAGGTAGGTCGCTGAAAGATTTCAGTAGCACTTCGTTCTTATGGATGTATTGCGTCTTATACTGGGACGATTTTGTTCGTGCTACTGCCAGCATGGCTTCTTCAATTGGAGTATCATCGTTGATGTTTAATGTTTGGGACAGGTCTTGGAGACATTTCAAGTACAGGTCTTTCTTGCTTTGAGTCCAGGGACGGTGAGCTATATAGCACTTGATGTCTTTGACTGTTCCTGTAACTCCACGCTGATAGGCATATTGAAATTTATGTTTTAAGTAAATTATTGTTGTATTTTTAGAATCCATGCAAGATCCATTTGGATTGCTAATAGGCATTACAATAGGAGGAATTTTGAATTGGGCTAAGGAACTATTAATAACTTTCAATTTGTCGCCAGGTCCTGGTAGTAACATATGGTACATTGCTCCTAATGCCTGGTAACTGTGGCAGGATCTTGTGTTTTGAAAATTGGCAGATGAATTGTAGATTAATAGTAGTTCTGAGTGTTGCACTGGATCTGTATTTATTTGCTCATTGGCTAGTTTGTCGACGGTGTTTACTACTCTATCAATGCGTTTCTTAGTGGACTTCGTCAAGGTGATATGTGTTGATGCAGTTGGTGTATTTGCCAAGTGATGCACTAGTGAAACGGGAGATGTTACGAATTTGGCTTCAAATAATTCTTCTATTGTGCACACTTCAGGTTCTATATCTTCGCAATGATTTTGTGAGTCGTAGGTCACAGTGTACAATTGTGCATTTGAATCAAATTCGATTTTGCTGACCTTGAGAAATTGGTCTGGATTGATATAGGGCTGTGGGATGTCATAGACTGCATAACGTGACCCAGATGAAAATGGTAGTATTATAGCTTTAGTGGTACGAGTTTCAGTCTCGCATTGGTGTTCTATTTCAGGAGCTATTTTGAGTATATTAGCGTCTTCCTGTTCTTTATCATATTCTTCTAAGTCTATGCGCTCGGTTTCATTTTCTTTTGCGTCATCTTTCATGATTGCAGTATATTCGTCTACTTCATCTTGTTCAACATATTTTTCTTCTAACAATATAACATTCTTCCTCATAACTATGTCTACGAATCTAGAAATTCCGTCAAGAACTGGTTGTGGTAAATATTGTCTTGCTCCGTAAACAAGTAGTATCACAAGTAGTATTACTATAGCAAGCGATGATGTAATACCAAATGATACCACACCTAAGTTATGCATTATATGTAGTATAACTGATATTATGTACATTTGTGTTGGATTTAATTCTAAGTCAACTATTTTGTTAAACATTAACATGAGTGTGTGGAACATGATTGTCAAGGGGATTTGTACTGGACAAATAAAGCTTTTCAGTATTGTTTCCAAGATTACAATTATTGTGGTTGTTATGGTTTTATCAATAACACCTATTGTTTCGGCAGAAGGTACGTATTTTTGGAACTTTCTCTTTAATGCACTGTCTTCCATTCTATCAATTAAATTATTGAGACTTTCGAATGGATCTATTGTTCTAAAGGCTTCTTCGATCAATGGATCTACTAGTGTTGATAACAAAATGCCTGCTGTCGGATTGATAATCTGAATTGCTGAGCCAAGTATACTTGCAGTAAACTTAACAAATAGGGCAACTATACCTGTAACCACAGCAGTTGTAGCAGTCAACGTTAGAGCGATGGCTTGTATGTTTTCAGTTACATATGTTAAAAAACTAGTAAAGGGATTTCTTATGTAAGATGGAAGACTCTGAGTAAAGATGGACGGACATGTGTTTATTTTAGCTTGTGTCTCTGATGCTTGCTTATGTATTAATTCTTCGTGCCAATTCTTCCTAAGGCTATGATAAGATAACTTTAGGGTTTCAAGGATTGTAGTATCACTGTAATGTTTTGCGACGACGAAGTAGGGGATTGAGTATGTAGTAGAGGTTTGAGCCAGATTATAATCTTCATCCCATGATACAGTTGAATGCTGTATCATGGATGTGAAGTTATTTAGATGTGCCTGAACTCCAGGGAGCAATCTACGTGATG